CTTCGATGTCGTGAAATAATGCGTCTGCATTCCATACAATATGATGCGTGTCATTTAATATATGCACCTCTCCGTATTCTTGCCACAAAGTATGTGTTTCATTGATGTAAATCTCTTCTATTTTTTTGTCTCCCATAACTCTTTGTTTTCGATCTCAAGCTCTAAGCATCGATCTTTTAATTGCCTGTAAGTATCTCTGTATAATTGTCTTTCTATTTCGACCATATTAGTATGCTCAATAATATACTGCACTGATTTGATTAAATCTTGCAGTTCCTCATTGTCAGGTTTTTTTTCATACCATTTTGTCAAAACATCTAAAGCGTGATTGCTTCTGTTTAAGAATATGTATTGGTGCAGATTATGCATATTGTTCGATGACATCTTGCTCAACTGCATCAAAAACATCTTCTGTAAGGTATTCTATTAAATTAATCTTGGTCTCAATCCCGATAAAATTTATTTGAATATCAAAAGGGACAGGAGCAGTAAAATAATCGCCCCTGTCCTCTGGTCTATAAGTAGCCTTGTAATAAAAATCTACATCATTGTTGTAGGTAAAAAACCCTTCTATTGATCGCCACATAGTATATCTTCGTTTATGTGTTCTGCAATCTCGTACCAATTTACTTCGCTTAGAAATGCAAATGCATAATCTTTAGCTAAACCATCGGGAACGTCGTAAAAAATAGCTTCCTCTGCAAAGTCTTGACAAAAATCTGCATCTCTGTCATTTTGATAAATTTCTTCGTCAAAATCAAAATCTGCAAAGATTTCTAAATAGATACGCCAAGTAGCATAATTAGTCCATCCGTTATAAGTCATAATGATTAATTTAAAAGGTTAGATAAAATAGTTCCTAGCTGATAACCTATATATGCAAATGCAAAGTATAGGAACGCTGATTGTAATTTCTTAAATAATTTTCCTAGTGTTCTCATATAATTAGATAAAAGAAGAGTAGTAAATCTGAAGTGTCCGTCAGACCTTTCGTGTCGATAAGTTTTTAATAGCCCCTAAGGCTTGCCTCATTATTACAATGTCAGTGCTACAATTCTGTAGCGACATTCAAGCGAGGATTCGTTGCCAGTCCACAAGCGTTAATGTTAAAACTTTTGTGTCTTCGTTATTACTACTCTTCAATAATTCAATGAACTTATTCATTGTTTATTGGAATCGGTTAATGTCACCTACGACTAAAACAACTGCCATATTCGTTTGCAAGTTCGCCCATAGACAGGTTACGATTTCCATTTCTCTGCAATCTTTCAGCCGCCCCCTGTACCTCGCTTGGGTATGTCTATTCTTCCATTGCTTGTGTAACTATTCTTTCCATAGCACTCCCGAAGGTGCGTACCTACTTAATTTCGGTAACTAATCTGTACTCAAACTCATTTCCAAGTTGTCCGCCTTGTCTCCCTATGCGTTTTGCCCAATTCCAATAATTCAATGAACTTGATCAAATATACAAATAATTTTTGAATTATCAACAAAAAACTTGAAAAAATTAATATTTAAAATCCTCTTTGGTAAGTGTATTGTAATCGACAAGAGAGGCAAGGTCTTCGCCAAGCAAGTAAACTTCTTTATCTTTTCGATCTTTTGACCACATCGTAGTGCTTGGGCATCGAATGCTTTTAACCGCAGGTAATTTTATTTGATTTAACCAAAACAAGTAACTGCCCTTATTATCAAAAACATAATAAAGCTTCACTACGTCATCAGGTAATGTCATTAGCTTTTCGTACTTATATTTCTCAAGCATTTTATCTTTATAATATTTTTGCCTGACTTTAATTTCTACAACGCACTTGTTGCCGTTAGGACTTAACCCCCTTAAATCGTAAAAAGTGTTTTCATCGCCCACCCAATTAAGTTGAAAGTTTAAAAAGCCATTCATCATTAAGGCAATAGCCTTTTCATATTGTTCCGAGTCATCCTTTGTCATAAAGTTTGTTTATAGCGTTGATCCTTTGTTGCCAAACCCTACCGCTACATCCACAATTTGCCGTAATCTTTTTATTGAGTTCCTCTGCAAATATCTTTACAATTAAATCTCTGTCAGCTTTGGTAAGGTCGTTTGATTGTACTGATCTAAATTCAGTCCAGCTATCGTAGTTTTCTTGTTTCATTTTCTAAATATCTTGATGTTGTCGAGCTTTTGTTTTCTTTCTTCACAACCGCAATCATTGCCCCATATCTTTTTCACTATCCAAGCAACTCCTGTAAACTTAAATATCTTTTCTAGCATTGTTCCAAGCCTCATAGTTATGCCTTATTTCGTTCTTAATTATTTTAACTGTATTGTAAAGCGAGTAATAACTGATTGTAGTTTCCCTTGATAGTTCTGCTATGGATTTGTTTTCAAGCATCACTTCATTAAATACACAAGCTGCATATATTTTTTTAATGTTTTCTGTATCTTCTAAGTTTAACCGATCTAAGTTATGCTCGTTTAACCACTTCGTTATGTATTGACTTTTTGATGTATCTGTTTCTGTGTATTCTTCTTCTTCAATATGGGGTATTTCTTCAGTAAAGTAAAATCGCTTTTCTTTCTTCTTTAAATCAAATACCATATTTCGTAAAACTAAATAGACGAAATAGAAATTAATCTTTTCGCCTATCATTATATCGCCAGTAAAGTTTGACATTTTGAGGTAAAATTCCTGCACTATATCTTTAGCGGTATCCTCATTTACGTTAAAGCTTAAAACATAACTAAGCCAAAGCTTATGATGTTTTGCAAGAATATGTAGCATTATAGGTCAAGTTCAATCGTTATTAGTAGTAAATATAATTTGATTGTTTGATATGGAAACTCCTCGCTTGGGTTAAGGATTTCCCACCCTAAGCACAAGCGTTGGTGTGGTAAGCTAAATATGATTCTTAATGCCCAATTCATTTACGCCTTTCTTAAAAATGTATTAGCCTTTTTATTTTGAATAACTGTCTTTAAAATATTTTTGTCGTCTATTTCAAAGCCTACATTGTTTTTTATTGATCTCATTCGTATTGGATTATCCAAAGGAGTGGGTCTGCCCCCTGTTTCCGTTTCTTTTGTTTTTCTTATATGTATGTGCGATTGCGTCCAATCTGATGGGTGTTGCGTGTATCGATGTATTACCATAAAATCGTCAGCACGATTGACAAACTTGGCCCCGCCTTCTACATCTCCTGCCGATGGTGGTATCGGGTAATTAAAATATTCGTGACCCATTGGGTGCTTTATTCTAATAGCACCTGTATTAGCGTGTGTATTTAGCCAAATGCTAATTTCGTTTCTTTTACAAAATTGTCTTAATTCTGTCATTGCTTGATAATCGTAACTATGTCCATCAATGGTTTTAGCCATTTCAGCATCTTTTATTAGACTGTTGTAAGGATCAATTAGCATACCTTGATAATCCCAAGCATCTTTGTATGATTCTCCTAATCTAATGAGATCTTTGTATGTATACAACCTTTCTGGGCTAATAAATTTAAAGTAATTTTTAATAACCTGAGTACCATACTTATAGCTGTCCTCAGTCATCATATTAATAGGTTGTATTAGTAAATACTCCAAGAGCTTTCTAATTATTGAATAAGGCTCGTTTTCACTACTAAAAACCACCCATTTTATGTTGTGTCTAATTGAATAAAGCAACATTAAATAAAGTGCTACCGATGTTTTACCTACGTTAGCTTGTCCAAGTATAACATTGAAATTGCCTGTTTTAAATCTAAAGTATTCGTCTATTTCGGGAATTCCTAATTTATAACCCTCGTGAATTTTACCTTGTCTAACTTGATCAAGATAATGTAATTGTTTTGTGTAATCTACTAGCATAATATGGTTTGGTTAAAAAAAAAGGGGGCAAAGCCCCCCTAATTAAAATGGTAAGTCATCTTCTCTGTCAGGCTGCTGAACTGCAGCCGTTAACTCTTCTTTCTGTTCGGCAGTTTTAATAGTGCCGTCTGTCCAAATAACCCGACCATTTCCAACGTATGTTCGATCTTTTTTTGCCTCTCGTTCTTCTTTAGATTGAGAAATATAAAAAGAAGCATTGTCCCCATACTGACTTGTTTGGTCATTAATGCTGATCGATAAATTAATGTAACTCCCTTTTTTTCCTTTTACGATTTTTTCTTTTGGTAGCTTAGAAAGGTCTAAGCTGAAATTTACTAATGCACTCATTTTCTAATATTTAAAATTAATCTTCGTTTACAAAAATACAACATTCTAGGCAATCGCTACATCTACCGTAAATGTCATCTAGTTCACTCCAAGGCGAAGCCCCGCAGCATTCACTTATATAACTCATTTTTTAAAGCTTTCGGATTCATCTTCGCCAAAAACTCCTAGTTGATAAAAGCCACTCATTTTAAGTACGGCTCTTGACATTGCACGCTTCTCAGCCATTTCTGCAATGTACCACGAATTTGTGTTTCCGTTTTTAAAATCTCCGTGTTTAGCAGATCCAAAGGTTTCTAAATAGGCATCGCCTTTTTGTACTATAGCTTTGAATACCGCAAAGTCGGGCTCACATCTTACAACCTCGTAATTAATATGAAGTTGCTCTGCATTTAGTATTTTCTCAATACCTTGGCGAGTAATGATTGTGTAATGTTGGTGTTTAAAAAAATCTGCAGGTTGTAGATCGTATTTATCGTACAAGCCCCTAAGTTTAGATTTGTCCATTTACTTCTAATTTAGCGGTTAAAAATTCGTTTTGTTGTTCAAGCTCTTCAATGCGTTTAGCCATAGCCTCGATCCGAAGCATAGGATATTGTAGGACTTCTTTTTTAAGTTCCTTCAATTCATTTAGCATTAAATAGTTTTCAGTGTGCTTGGCAAGGCCAAGTAGGTAAGTAAATCGTTTTTCCATTTGATTGTAGTTTAAAAGGGGGTTTTCACCCCCCGTTAGTTTTATTCAAATGATACAAAGTGTGGTTTTGACATTTCTTTAATCATTGTCCTAATCAAATTGTCGTATTCATATCCGTTACAGTCAACATTTTCAACAATAATTGACTCATTGTTAATACTACCCTCCACCTCACAAGCATAATGTTTCTTTGTAATATTGTGCCTACCTAAAATTTCAAATATTACGTATTTATTATGGTGTTTGTAGCACTTTCCTGTAATCCCGTTGTAAGTAATTTCTGTCATAATTTGTGATTTTTTAGTTTAATAATTAACTAAATATAAACAAAATATTTGATAAAAACAAATATAAAATAAAAAAAGAGAGGACATTGCTGCCCTCCCTAAAACTTCTAACCAATCAAATTATGTTTTGGATGTATATCCAACAAAATTACAATGCAAGATAGTTAAAATTTTTCTTTCTCCAAAACTTTTAATCGATTTGTAAAATCTTTTATCATTTCTTCTATTTCAAAGTCACTAAATTTTACTGTTTGTTTTGACTTATATAATAGCACATCTGAATAACCTTCGCCAAACTTTTGATCTATAAACTTTGAAAATAAATACTGCTGACCTTGCTGCATTACATTGCACCCATAGCATTGGGGAAATACATTGTCCTCGTCCCATCTAGTCGAGTAATGTTTTCTTGACATAAAATGTCCTGCTTGGATTTTATTAATAGGGTACTTTCGATTGCAGGTAACACATTGCACAAAGTTGTCCCTTAAATGCTTTGTACGAATATATTTTGAAAATACCCTATCTAATGCTACGATAAGATTTTTGCGACTTCTTTTCCTTTTTTTCAAGGCAAGATAGTATTGTCTATTTTACCGATTAGGTAGCGAAGGTTTTCTTTGTCTACTTTTGTTTCGATGACTTCTTTGTAAGTATAAAGTTTAATGTCATAAAATTCGTCGGATCCTTCGTGTTGTTTTATTCTAATATCTAGCTTCATTTTTTATAATTCAAACCCTTTACCCTGCATAACTATAGTTACTGAGTTTTAGGTGTATTAAACACATTTTAGCAATTTATATTTCAAACGCATCCCTGCAAGTGCGTATGGCGTATTCCAAACTTTCGTTCGTGCAATGACCGAGTTGTTAGTTTGTAGAACATCGCTCGGGTTTACCATTCAATACAAAAAACTGTATTTAGCTACTTATCTTTTCGCTAATCTAGACATTTGAGTAGGTCAAATCGGAGTAAACACCTGTCCAAATATAAAAAATTAAAAATTATTTCCCCTGTCCTCTGTATTTTTTTTTATACAATTTAGAAGATTTAATTTTTGAAGATTTAGTTTTAGAGTGAATACCAGGTCTTTTGACCTTTTTTTTATCAATCTTAACGCTTACAATCTTTGCCACAATAACCTAAACACACTTTATCCAAAGTGATGTATTTAATAAATTTACAAATCAGTTTCATTTCTTATCGCTTGAAGTTCCATAATAGTATGCAAAGATGTTTGATATTACAACCCCCTCAATCATTCCCATTAAGTGAACAAATAAATCGTTTTCGACTACAGATGGCACATAAACCACCGCATAAATAGTAAATACAAAAGCAGCTAAACCCGTTATGCCAGTAATTAGCATCATCCAATCATCGCCCCCTGCTTTTTTTATTTCAACCTCTCTTTGTCTTGCACTATCTCGATCTGCTACTTCAAGCTCATAAAGCTCCTTTAGCATATCTTCTTTTTCTTTTTGAGGTATACTATCATCTTTAGTAATTAAGTTCTTTACAACCCCTAAAACACCCCTGTCTGGTAATACGTCACCTGCTGCTCCTAATAAGCTTGGAGCAATGTTTGACAAAAACTTGCCTACTTTAGTTTCTTTAAAAGGTTTTTTATCCATTCCATCTTGCTTTAGTTCCTCTTATATCGTAGTGTACAAAGTTGTTTTTAGTATATATACCTATGCCACCCTCTGTCATTTTACCATCTTCAATAAGCCCCTCAATTACTTTAGCCAATTCTTTAGGTGTATAGTCTTCTACATAAATATCCGCAGCTTTACCTAAAACGTGTTGACTGTTTTTACTGCCACCGACGGCTTGATTGTGAGCTCTCGATCTATAAGCATTTGTAATGTTTATTGGTTTGTCTAATTCATCTCGTAATGCTTGAAGATTCTTGGCAAGTTCTTGAATGTTCTTAAATTGGTTTTCGGTCATTGGTGAGCCGTCTTTACATTCAAACTCACTACGCTTAAAATTCTTTGTTAATTTCATAACCTTTATTTAGTTAAAACTTTGATGCGGTGTTTGCATCATTTATTGCAGATTGTATTTTATTCAAATCTTCTTTTAATACTAAATCTAAACCTGCTTTAAATATAGTTTCTTTTATGCCCTCTTTAAATATTATCATTGTAGGGGCCATCCTTACTTTGTATTTCTTCTTTGCGTTGGGTGCTTGTGATATATCGACCCTGTAATACTTGGCATTTTTTATTTTATCCCAATCGCCAAAGCAATTCTTTTCATTAAACTTGGCCCAAAACTCTACAATAACAACGGGGTTATCATCGCCAAACGCATCTTTTCCACTTATAGACGTTTCAAAATTATCGTCTGTTATCCAATACTTGTCAGGCACATTCTGCTGACCAAATAAAACGCTACTAAAAGCTAAACAATAAATCCAAAATAGTTTCATCTTGTTTGTAATTCGTACAACCTCTCGTCAATCTTGTCGAGTTTATCTTTCATTTCCTCAACATCCTCTTGAGTATTCATTATGGTTTCTCGGATTAATTCGTCTTTTAAATCATACTCAACTCTGTCAATAACAGGCTCTGGCATTTGCATTGCTAATGCAATATCGCTTTGTAATGAATAATAAACAGTAGCTAACGATACCGCACCCCCTATTATAAAACCTATTGTCTTTAGATCTAATGTTAGCTTTGTATCTTCTCCAATTTGTTGTGCCATTTTAGTTAAAAGTTATATTGAATCCAAAGTTGCTTTGATATATTTGTGAATCCCAAAAGTCGGTGTATTCACCCTCGATAAATATTCCTAAAAATCTTTTTATTTTCCAACCAAACATAATGCCTGCTTGATAGTCACTCCATTGCTCAGGCGTAGCCCCTTCCATCAAACCACCTTTCCCCCAGTTGTTACGATTTAGATAGTTAAAATCTGAATCACCTTTTATGTATTGATGGTAAGGCATAATCCAATTACAATAAGCGTGCATCCAAAAGTTATTTTGGTAAT